AGGTGTCGCTGTGGATGGGTATCAACGGGCACGGCAAGAGTCTGTTGACCAGCCAAGTCATGCTCGGCTTGATGCACCAAGATCAAAAGATCTGCGTCGCCTCGTTTGAGATGAAGCCCAAGGCAACGCTCGCTCGCATGGCGAAGCAAGCCTGTGGTCATCACCTGCCGACAGATCGTTACGTCGATGCGATGTTGAGCCACGCAACCGGACGCCTCTGGCTGTACGACCGCATGGGTCACACCGACCCCGAGCATTTGCTCAAGGTCATGCGCTACGCAACAAAGAAGCTCGGCCTCGATCACTTCGTCATCGACTCGTTGATGAAGGTGGTTGCTGGCGAGGATGACTACAACGGACAGAAGAACTTTGTGAACGAGATCTGTGCGTTCGCGCAGGACTACAACGTTCACGTTCACCTCATCCATCACAGCCGCAAGCTCGGTGACGAGAACCAGATCCCCGGAAAGATGGACTCCAAAGGTTCAGGCGCAATCGTCGATCAGGTCGATCAGTGCTTCACCGTTTGGCGCAACAAGAAGAAGGAACAGCAGAAGCAAGCTGGCAAAGAGGTAGACGAGAAGATGCCCGACGCTTTCGTGGTCTGCGACAAGAACAGACACGGTGAGTGGGAGGGGAAGGTCGGTCTGTTCTACATCCCCGGTGCGTGCTCATACACCGAGCACCCGAACAAGCCGATGTTTCAAACCTACTCGAGATACATGGAAGCAGAAGGAGAACCGATATGAGCATCACCAAACCAACAGACCTAATGACCCGCGCCGCAATAAAGGAGGCGTCGCTCAAGGGATGCGACGCACGCATTCTGATGGATCATGCCAAACAGGAGTGCTCGGTCTCTGTTCAGCTCATCGCAACCGGAAAGCGAATCCAAAGAACGATTTCTGATTTCGATCTGGCTATGAACGGCGACCTCATGGTCTCGTCAGCGATCAATCAGCTTGTTTACGACCTGCACAAAGAGCCGTTGCCAACGCAAAAGTCGGTTGAGCAGGAGCTTGAACGATACAAGGGCATCGTGAAGCAACTCGCGTTCGAACTCGAGATGGCACAGACGAATCAGCCCGATGTTGTTGAGCGTGTACGTGCGATTCGCAAAGCCGCACTCGAGCAAGCCGCTGAGTTCGTCATGGACTGGGGCATTCCTCGTGACGGCAAAGACTTCGAGGAACTGTGCAAACAGATTCCGAAGCTCAAGGAAACGAAGGCGATGTCTGTGCAACGTGGGCTCGATGCAATGAATGCGGCCTTCTGGAGAAAGCAATGAGCGATCACGGCGTTGAGTTGCGAAACCAGATGCGGGAAGAGGAGCGACGCAAGAACAGGGAGAAGATGCCCAACCTTGCGGCGGTGGTCGATGAGATCAGAGCGAAGTTCCCCGGTGCGAAGTTGATCTGGGGAAAGGATCTGGTGACTGGCCACGAGGTCGGCAAACAAGAACAGATTGACCCCGACAAGGTATTCACGATCCCGAAGGATTACTTCCCATCAACACCAGTGGAGACAACACCGAAGAAGAAAGGAAAGAGATGAGCGACAGAGCAGAACAAAGACTCGCCGAGTTGCGGCAGATGTCGGAGGAGTATGCGAAGGCATACGCCGAGCGCAACTACCTCGAGGAATTTCGCAAATCAAAGTTGGCGATGCTGATGAAGCAAGCTGAGGTCGAAGGTCACAAGACTGCGGCTTCTCAAGAGCGTGAGGCACGAGCCGACGCCGAGTACATCGCCTTACTGCAAAACCTAAAGACCGCAACAGAACTCAGCGAGAAACTACGTTGGCATCTGGAAGTCGCGAAGTTGGGCGTTGCGGTTTGGCAGACACAGAACGCGAACGAACGAGCAGAAAGGAGGGCGTATGGCGCGTGAGGCTTGGAAAGCTATCTCTGGATATGAAGGCGTGTACCAAGTATCAGATCTTGGGAATGTGCGTCGATGGAAGTCAGGTGTTCGCACAGGCATCGTGGGCTGGAAAAATTTGCGCCCCACGATGAGCCACGGGTATCGCTACTTCGTGCTCTCCATGAACGGAGCGATCAGTCGAATCAAAGCGTCACGCCTTGTATTGATGGAGTTCGTTGGGATCCCCGCTGATGGACTCGAGGCATGTCACAACAACGGGAACAGATCAGACGACAGGCTGACAAATCTTCGGTGGGATTCTCGCAAGGCCAACCATGAAGATAAACGGAAGCATGGGACAGCTCCGATTGGTGTGAAGCACCCGATGGCAAAGCTGAATGAGGAGCAGGTGTTGAACATCATCCGCGCCACTGGAAGACAGAAAGACATAGGCGCTCAGTTCGGCGTATCCCAGTCAACAGTTCATGCAATCAAGTCCGGTCGGCTGTGGTCGCACCTGCGGGAAAGCGAGGCTGTGGCATGAGCGCACTGACCAAACAGATTGCAGGCAATCACTACAAAGGAAAGGCGATCCAACCGGTTGAGTATGTACACGCAAACGGGATCGGATTCTTTGAAGGCAACGTCATCAAGTACGTGACGAGGTGGCGAGACAAGAACGGACTCGACGACTTGGAGAAGGCCAAGCACTACATAGAAATGTTGATTGAACTGGAGACACGCAATGCAAAACGAAACACTCGAGCAAGCACAAGAAGCAGGAAGACAGGGAGCACTCGTAGCGGCAAAGCACGCCGACGCTGAAATTGCTGACTGGGCAACAGACGCCGCCATTCTGTTCGTTGACTACGCACGCGACGTGATGAAGGGGCAACCCTTTCTCACCGAGGATGCTCGCGAGTGGGCAGAGCTGAGTGGCTTTCCTCCGCCACCAGATCGCCGCGCATGGGGCTTCATCTCCATGTCGATGCACCGAGCTGGTCACGTGGTGCAGTGCGGATATGCCCCCGCTCGCACGAGCAATGGCTCTCCGAAGGTTTTGTGGAGAGCAACATGAGACCAGAGATTGAACAGGCCGCGAAGGACGCTGGCTGTGTGCCGCGACGCCACCCTGAGTATTGGGATGACGTGCAGGTGTTCGCTACGCCCGACGCGCTGGTGAAGTTCTACGACTCCGCACTCAAGGCTGGCGCCAAGCAGGAGCGTGAGGCATGTGCGGAGCTATGCTGGTCGCAAAGAAAGTATTGGGATGCCGAGGCTTGTGCTGACGCAATCCGCGCAAGGGGAAGTAAGTGAAACCAATCCCCCCTTACATGAGCTTTCGACAGGCACTCATCAACGGCTACGTCCAGCGAATGGAAAGCCGTGAGTACCTGAACTGGGTGAAGACGTTGCGCTGTGTGTCATGCGATGCACCTGCCGACGACCCGCATCACCCGCATGGTGTGGGCTTCAAAGGCATGGGTACGAAGGTTCCCGATTACTGGGCAATCCCAGTCTGTCGGAGCTGTCACGATGAGTTGCATCGTGATGTCCACGAATGGGAGGAACGCTGTGGATCTCAGCTCGAGCACGCATCACTCACTCTGTTGCAAGCAATCTATGAAGAAAGAATAAAAGTTGTTTGACCTATCCCTCTCCATCTACCCGTCAAAGTGCAAGGCCGCAGGGTGCAGTAACAGTTCTGGGATGTTCGGTGTCTGCGCCGATCATCAACCAACAGCAGTTCGTCGGCGCTTTGCGATGTATGCAAGCCAAGGCTGTGTAGATCACAGTGCGCCGCAGTGCTTTGATTCGCTCGAGCAGTGGCACGAGTACACCGTTGCGTACTACCTCTCATCATCCGCGAAGGGAAACTTCCGTGGTGTCCCGCCGCGCATTGATTACTGCCGCGACTGCACAAAGAATCACAAGAAGCGGATGCTCGAGGCCGGACGCTGTGCTCACCCTGAGACGGTGTTCATTCAGCCCGACGGCGCAGATCGCGATGTCATCGGCGTTGCGCTGACAGACTACAAAAAGTCTGGGGTCTGGGAACAGGCTGTGATGGGGATGTCCGGGACGGTGGTGACAATGCCACCCGGAGAAGTAATCGAATCTGTTCTCAATGTACTGGCACGGCACAAGGCTGGCGGTCGTCCAAAGAAAGAAGCCGCCTGATGCGCCTGCCTTACCCTATCTCAACGAACCGATACTGGAGAAACTTCGGAGGCCGCATGGTGCGTAGCTCCGAAGCATTGGCATACAAAGACGAAGTGGGTTGGATCGCGAAACGCGAGAAGGTCGATCTGTTGACCGGCCCCGTCGAGGTGGAGATGGTGCTCCACCCTCCCGCTCCCAAGGATTGGCAGAAGCGCGAGAAGAAGGACGCTCAGTGGGCGCTCAAGGTGAGGCGCATCGACTTGGACAACGCGCAGAAGGTTGCGCTCGATGCGTTGCAGGGCATCGCGTATGTGAACGACAACCAGATCACAAGTCTGTCGATCAGCTTGGGTCAGCCGTTCTTTCCCGATGGCGCACTGATGGTGATCGTGAGTGCCGACGTGGTGTGGGGGATTCCCGCATGACAGTCATCGCATGGGATGGGAAGACACTCGCCGCCGACAAACAGGCAACGCAGTCCGACATGAGGAGAGCGGTCAAGAAGATTCTCAAGATCAAGGGGCATCTGTTGGGTGCGTCGGGAGACTGGGATCGGGCGCAGGAGATGTTCGATTGGTTCGCGCAGGGTGCGGACAGGGAGAAGTATCCGTGGTTCCAGAAGGAAGACGATAAGTGGGTGGGGATGTTGGTCATCACACCCGACAGACGAATCCTCAAGTACGAGAGATCGCCGATCCCTATCGACTTCACACTCGAGGGTGTCTACGCATTTGGCAGTGGGCGCGAC